TCCCTGGCTCATTCTCCTCCTGCTTTCTTAAGTCTGGCTATCACAAAAGGAGGTCCATCGACACGATGTCCCATCCCTAAACGTGACCACCAAGAAAGACTTGAAAGTACCATCACCCTTTATTGTGTCCTTACAACATCGACCGGACGACAGATACATAAGTATCTTAGCCCAGTGACGTTGTGGTGTCACAAAGCGGGGTGCAGTTCTTGGATCAATAAACTCAAAACCTAGGTGTAAACAAGCACCTTTGGGATCAAGTTGTAGATCCTTACAGCGACTGTATAGTCTCCTTCTAGCCGCACGACTCCATTGTAGACCATCATCCCTGTTTTGGAATGGCGATTTAACGATGAACGTGTCGAGCTTAGGGGTACTAAATGGTTCCTGTGTTTGACGCCATGCCCCGATTACCTTTTCGGGGTTATTTGCGTACCATTGCGCAGGCGTTACCGCGTAAATCTTCTCGTACAAGCTGATAAAGCTTGGGTACACAAGTGACAGTCGAGATAATTTGTTAATTATCGTTAACACGTCACCTATGTGTTTAGGATACTTAAAGTCATAAGACTCAATATATCCATGCCCATCAAGATAGTGGGCCCCACAGCTCTCTCGATAATCATCATAGATGTGAGTTTTATCCACATTTATCAGAAAACCGACAGACTGTAAATCACGAGAAACTGCCTCAGCATGTTGATTGAGGATAATTATATCATCCCCAAACACACTTGACTCAACAGTGTAAGACTTACATAGAGAAGTCAAGATTAAAGACATCAATTCAAAAGTGAAACCGTTTCCCATACTTGAAATCTTGTTGATATCATAATACATATCGTCAAGCCCAAGGGTCATTTCTGACCGTGCATTTTCAATTAACTCGAAAACACGAGAGGGTAATAGGTATTTAACTAAACGAATTGATATGCGATCGCTCGCATCTTTAAGATCGATCGTAGCAAACTTTTGTTCACTTATCATACTCTGGTGTTTGAAAGCCAAAGTATCTAGATCGATTCCGTTCCTTTTTAAACAGGTTCGGAGTCCAAAACCTATTCTTCTTTGCGACAGGATATTGGCAAATGGCTCAATGCATATAGGTCTGTCCTTCAGATTATTCTTAGGGACAGTAGAAAACCTATTGCCTTGAACAATTGTTGTTACACAGTAGAGTTTAAAACAGAATATCTCATATGCTACATCCGAAGTATTTCGATACTTCATCCATAGCACATGATCTGTCTTTCTCTTACTGCACTTCAACGAAGCCAATAACTTCGCATACTTTTTCCTGACAGCTAACTTCAAAGCCCTGGTGCGATACGCTGTATCACACCAGAGTCCGAAGTTTCTTGGGGTGCAAGTCCACTCTGACCTACTTAACTTCGACTCGATAGAGTTGAAGCCTTTCGTAGGAGTGAACTCGCTTCCGTTGGTAAAACTAACGGGTCCCAGACTAAAACCTTTTAAGGTTCTTGCTATCAGAATTTTTGCGATCGCCCAATTGGGCCGGAATAATTCTGTTGAGGGTGTTATGCCCTTGTCCGACTCTAACCAATTTTCGAACGCTTTTTTACGACGTTCTGAATTTTGATTTGGATCGGGACGCTCCATTTTACTAAAGTATCGCTTTTGGGCGAATGCTTCAGCACGGCTACAATTATCTTTAAAATTGTGAGCCAGAAGGACGTTTCCGACAGTACTGATCGTACCTTTGAAGTCCATAGCACAAGCCTCCTACGAAGCAGCCGGAATAACCGGCGCTGTGGAAGGATTGAAGCCAATGAACGCGTTCTCGGTGCCCCAGGTATCAACCTGTTGCTTGAGAGCGTGAATCAGGACAAGAAGACGGGCATTACTGAGTGCGGTTCCGCTAACGCGTAGCCGTACAGATAAAGCGTCTTTTGCTGTAACACCAGTTGCGACCGTGATCTCATTTTGATCATTAACTATGATCTCTGTGAGATGATTGGTCACGTTAACGCCATTAAGCGTTTTGTTACTGGTGGTGTGTCGAAACCGAACGGATAGTTCGGGCTTCGCAGGGTCGGAGTAAACAACTCCGGAATTTTCCTGACGAAGTATTTGTAATGTGGCCATTGAAGGCACCTTTCTTGACTAAAAGAGCTTCTTAAAAGCTCGGGTTAATTGATGTGCTAGAACAGCAGTGTCCACCATGCGCTTCCAATTTATGGAAGGTCGCCATGATAAGCCAACTGCGTTCGCGCGTGAGAACAAAACACGTTCGTACGTATCGTAGTCAACGACACGTAGTACTCCAGTCGTCAGCAGATTATTTGTAATCGGCGGAGGACTTGGTGCTTGGGGCCAACACAGCCCTGTATAGTACCCTGAATTACTAGTCGTAATCGTTTGACTACTTTGATAATACAGGCTATACGTGTCTGTTTTGTGCGTCCTTATTGATGTACAAGCTAGAACGTATTCCGACATGTCACTGCTAAAATTAGCAGTAATATAGTCACCGATATTAACGAACCAGTCTACCACCCAGGAGTAAGGAATTAACTCCCAAGCAGTGGATAGTGGGTTTATACCGATAGCTTGATATCGAGCCACATTTGTCGTTGAATACTTTGAAACGATAGATGATCTCACTTGAATCGTACCCGTTGTTTCCAGCCGTATGTATTGAGCTGGTAAACTAGGGCTTAAAGGCGTAGGATAAATAGTCCTGGCCGACCGATCGTGTGTGATTTCATGCTTCTCGATAACCTTCCCTATGTCTCGATAAGAGTACACAAGGGGCATCAAAGCATACCTATAGAACATCCAAGATGATCCCAGTTTCCGTAACGCCCTCGATTGATGGCGTATCAGGTCACGTGGTTTCATCCTTGAACCGGCTTTAATGTCGGAGGAAGGAAAACCTCCAACAAACCGTTTCAGATGTCCAGAAAGAGCTCTAGAGAGACCACTGAAGTCCCCCACAGATTTCTTCATCTGCAGGATATCAGTTAGTGCATCCCAATCACGATACGATTTCGTGGTTGCGTCAGCTCGAGTCTCGACTATCGCATTAGCCACCCCTGATTCAGATAACGAAGACATTGTCTTTGTAGGCAACGTACTCTGCCATCTAACCAGGTCACCAAATTCGTAATAGCGTGTCCAGTCACAGACCGCTGCCTTATCTTCACAGGCAAGCGTCCCATAACTTCCGACACATCCATTTATATAATTTGGGTTCGTTGGGGTAATGTTATAACGTATGTGACATCTGTTACATTGATATTGACCAATTTTGTACACTCCGACGAGATAATTTCTCGTGCTTATTCTACTAACGCGAAGAGGCGTCATTTTGAGCCTATTCGAACGTAGTATAGATCCCCAACTCTCTTCCTGAGGCTTTTGAAGCCTCGGCGGAAAGCGGGTTTCAAGCACAGTAACCGGATCATACGCCGCGCTGGCTGAATCACTCGGCCCGTCTGCCCTAGTATAGGCAGGCTCCGAGTAATTACTACCAGACATTGGCGGACATCCACCCTTACTGACGAGTGTTCCATCCCATGCCGGAACATTGGCATTATGGATTTCTTGGTATATCTTGTAACTTGTTGACATAGTATGTGACTCCGCCCTTGTTAAACAGGGCAAGTGCTACTGTGTTACCACAGTAAACTAGCGAATAATTATTCGTTAGTAAATCCTATCTTTGGTATAGTAACACACTATACTACTTTGATAGGTAAAAAGAGAGATTAATTCTCCACCTCGATTAGAGGTGATGAGAGACGGGCACAGCCCGTCTC